CCGCTTCCGGCCGATCAGTAGCGCCATCTTCGGACAGCAAGCAGATCCAGGATTGACAATTTTTGAGCTTGATGGTGGGCGCTTTGGCGCTCAAACATGGGATGTCACCAATTATGTCGGCACCTTCCGCATCACAGCACGTGGCCGTCAGCGCGTTGCACGAGATCTACACGCACGCTGAGATGACACCAGTGCCAGCAGCGCTGGGGCAGGTGACCTATGGCGAATTTGTCGCGACGGGCTTTGTTGATACGGCAGTGCTGAGGCGGATTGTCTATGCAGACAACCCAGAGCAGGTTGTAACCGACAAGCAAGAGGGCAGCGCGATGACAATCGCCACCTATGCGAAATATGGCTCACCCGGTCGTGATCCGTACTTCAACAACTTGCCAGACGGAAGCACGGAAAGCATCCAAGGATGGAACTCAATCCGTGACGGCAAAGAGGTTTACATGACTTTGAATATGAAGTCATACAGTCGTTCATATTCAGACACACCACGAAATAGGTGGTGGAACCATGAATCTGTCACAGTGACATCATCGAGCGATAACTGGAACGATGGAGATCGCTTCTACAAAAGCGTGCAGTTACTCAGTGGCACACGCATCTACTTTGAATACGAAGTAACAGTCAAGCGTGAATATGTTCAGTTTGACAGTCCTCGCTCATCTGCTCGCGTATTTGAGGCATACAGTGCTATTGCGGAGGTTTCGCACTATGGTGATCTGATCACGCGCAGCTGCGACAACGGCCCTGAGCATGAAGTTGTTTATGTTAACGAATGCCTTTCAGAGGAGAAAATTCCCCAATACGACAACTGTGCTGTTGCGGGCCTAAAGCTACGCGCCGGCAAGATGTTTACGCAGATGGATCAACTGCGATTCTGCATCAAAAGTGGCCTTGAGGTTGAACGTTTAGTTGATGGCGGTGTTGGGCCTAGTAATCTGATTACTGATCTGTTCTGGTACCTGTGCACTGATCAAGATACCGGTGCCGGCAATATCATCAATTCCGCATTGCTTGATCGTGATGGGTTGACCACGACAGGGCGCTTCCTTCGCGCCAATCAATTGTTTTTTGATGACGTGATTGCCGAGCCAACCAACATTAGAAGTTGGCTCGCCAGCAAGGCACCGTCAATGATCTGCTATCCAACGATCAAAAACGGTGTGATGTCGTTGGAGCCGGCAGTTCCATACGATCCGACCTCCTACAAAATCGACGCAGATCGCCCTGTCAAGATCAGCGCAATGTTCACAGAGGGCAACATCATTGAGGGCTCCTTCACGATTGAATGGCTGGAGCTTGAGGATCGCAAGGACTTTCAGGCAGCAGTGCGCTACCGCAGGCAAGGCAACAATCGCCTTCCTGGCGAAGAAACGGTAGTTGTGCGCTACACAGAGTTAAATTCCAGCAGCTATCCGATTGAAGAGTTCGATCTGCCGCATGTATCACACATGCAGCACGCACTGAAAGCAGCGCGTTATTTTCTGGCGATCCGCAAGCATGTGACGCATACCGTCACATTTCAGACACTGCCTTGGGGGCTCAGTCTTGCGCCAGGGCAATACATCCGTGTCGCAACGGAGATGAGCCCCTACAATCCATCTAACAACGGCATCGTGAAATCTGACGGCACTGTTGTTGCGGTCAATGCGTTGTCCGACGGCAGCTACAACGTGAACTACTGGGAACGCGATCGAAAAGAAGTCAGCACTGGGACGCTGATTATTTCCGGTGGTATCGCAACCAATATGCGTAACTCGGTGTTTTCCGTCATCAATCAAAACATCGTGAGTCAGGTGTATCAAGTCGAGGCAATTGACGTTAATGAAGAAGGCATCGTTACCGTGAAGGCAAGCAACTTCCCGGTTGACGGCAGCAGCCGCAGCTTGATCGCCAGGGACGTTTTAGACTCTGATGGGGTGTTTACAGCTGTGACTTCCGACTGATGGCTTACCCCGCGCTTGCTCCAACTGCCCGCAGCTTTGATGCAGGCGATTATTCGTACAAAGTATTTAAAGCGCAAAACGGCGTTGAGACGCGCATTCTTTATGGCGACAAGCGTACTGGAATGACGCTTGAGCTGTCTTACAGCAATGTTGCCGACACGGATGCTGATGATTTCATCGCGCATTACGACGAAGTGAAGGGCGGCTTTAGCACGTTCACGCTGCCGAGCAGCTTCCGCACCGGCTGGAGTGGAAACACAGCAGCTATTGATGCGGCAACCGGCAACCAGTGGCGCTATGACGGCCCGCCGCAAATCACATCGGTGCGGCCTGGTATCAGTAGCGTTACAGTGAAGCTAGTGGGTGTGCTTTGATGGCCAAGATCTACACCGGACGTGACGGCCGCCTGCTGATCGACGGCGTAGAGCAGATCAAGGTCACCAACTGGCAGATGACCGGATCGCTTGAAATGCTGGAAACCACTAGCCTCGGTGAGTCGCAGCGCACCTACACCCCTGGCGTGCAGGAGTTCAGCGGTAGTGCCACGATCCTGTATTACAACGACGGCACCGGCCGCAATGATGCCGCGCTGGCACTGAAGAAGGTGCTGCGCATCAGTGGCGTGAGCGATGGCGACACGGTGGATCTACGCCTTCGACTGGTGGAGGGCAACAGCAACCATGACGTGCGACTGACTGCCTACATCAGCAGTGTGAGCTTCGGCGCCAGTGTTGGTGAGGTCAGCTCTGCGCAGATCACGTTCCAAGGTACCGGTGCGCTCAGTGAGGTGACGATCTGATGGGCGTTTATCTCGGCAATAACGGCAACATTGAACTCACGCGCAAGTCTTTAGAAGGCAGCAAAGAGTCGCTTGTAAACCCGAGTGATGTCAACGCTGGGCGTAATCGTTTCAGCTTTGACTTTGATGAAGGGTTTCTGATCAGCGGTGACCTGGTTGAGATTGCAACAACTGACGGCACTGATCTTGATTTCGTTGATGCAACCGGCTGGGATGTTGGCAGCGTTCAGACGAGCGGCAACTGGTATGTATTCATCGACGACCTCGGCGGCATCCGACTGTATGACAATTTCGACGACAGCCTAGAAGGCAGCACTGCAGGATTGATCTCACTTGCCGCTATTGCCCGTGATATCCCGATCCGTGTTTCAGTGCGTGATCGCGATAAGCGATTGCTGGCGTCCATCACCGACTACGAACTCAACACCAACCGCGAAACCGTAGACATCACAGCGCTGAGTGATCAATACCGGCAGCAATACAGCTCACTGATCAGCGGCAGCGGGCGCATCACCGCGCAGTGGGACTACGTGAATGAAGCCGGGCGCGAGCCTGTCAACTACCTGATGCAGCTTGTGTTGCGCACCGAGATCGGCTCCAGCTTTCACGCCAAGTTCTACATCAAAAGCCCGAACACCGATGCAGCAGGCGGTGCATTCGCCAGCACGCAATTCAACGACTCGCTGTGGTGGGAATTTGATGCGCTGGTAACCAACAGCGCCACCAGCTTTACGCCGAGTGATGTAATCGTTTCCACGATTGATTTTGTCGCCACCGGCCCGATCAAGCTCAGAGCACGCACCACAGCAAGCCGCAAGCTGCTGCAAGAGGCAGGCGATCCGGTCCTGCTGGAGCAGGGTGGTTACTTGCTGCTTGAGGGTGACGAGGCCGCCTAAACTAGGATCAATGGAGTCGGTGTAAAACTGTGGCAGACCTGCGGATCAGCGAACTAGCGGCACTGGCCGGTGCTGATCTGGCGGCAGGTGACCTGCTGGCGGTTGCGGACATCAGCGCCAGTGAAACCAAGAAGATCACCGTCTCGGATTTTCTTGGCAATGCTGTCACGCTGATCGCTGATGCCACGATCCCGAATGCCAAGATCCTGTTCAGCAGTGCCAGCATCCCAGGATCAGCGCTACAGACCGGTGCGGTAGGCGCCACGCAGCTTGCCAGTGATGCCGTAACAGCATCCAAGCTGGCCGACGAGTCTTCAGTTGATCTAGTCAACGTATTGCCGCTGAGCGGTGCATTCGTCGGACAGATCGCGCTTGATACCACCAACAGCAAGGCCTACATCTGGAATGGCAGCCAGTGGGTGAGCTTCAAGGCCGCTGGCTCGATCAACAGCGCTGTCGGCAGCAGTTCCGGCATCATCAACATCACCGTCACGCAGTCCGGTGATGAGATCACGATTGCGACTACGCTCGACGACACCACAGCTGCGGGGCAGTTCCTTGCTGGTCCCAGCGGTAGCGCTGGCGCTGTTGGCTATCGCGTCATTGACAGCGCTGACCTGCCGACCGCTACCAGCACTGAAAAAGGCGCTGTTCAAGTCAATGGCGGTGGCCTAACGGTTAGCACTGACACGATTGAGATTGACAATGCTGTTACTCCAAACAGCAGCGAATATCACCTTGTTCAATACACGGCCAAGGGTTTAGTCACCGCCGGCCGGTTGATCCAAGCTGGT